TAACGATCAGTGCTGGAACCCTCTCGCTTCCGCGAGTTGGTTTTGGTCCTTCTAGCGGTAGTTTCAAAGACTTTGATTCTACCTCTGGAATGACTGCAGAACTCTTGGTTTCGCATGCCTATGGCAAGCGTACTCGGAGAACTGCCAGGCTGAACCTTACGAAGGTTGCGGCTGACCCATTTAACTCATCGCTGAATGCCAGCTATTCAAGTAGTATCTACTTGGTAGTTGATCATCCGGTGGTGGGTTTTACGCCAGCCGATCTTCACACCGATGTGACAGGTTTGACTACCTGGCTCACGGCGTCAAGTGGTACCGCGATCGATAAACTCCTGGGTGGTGAGTCTTAAACGACTACCCTCAGGGTTTTGATTGGTGCTATCAAAGGGATTTCTCCCATTGTAAGCACCTTGTTCGCAGTATTCAACCTATGTGTGGACCTTGTGGTTCACATAGTGACGGCAAGAACCATGGCTAGGAATCGCCATACCAATCCAATCAGGAATGGGGACGATGAAAAGCCAAATTATGTTCTTGCAAACAATTCTCCTAGAACTAGGAGAATGGTGTCGCATAAGCACCACCCAAGACGTAAAAACCGTCTTGGGTCGAATCAAAGAGGAAGGCGATGGCTTTTTAACCATCGCCTTGCCAAACTTTGGAAAAGATCTCGAAAGAGCTCTCGACCAAGGTTTCGTAGGGTCCGACCAGTTCGCTGGATTTAAGCGAACTGGGGGTCTCCCCCGATTTCTCGGAGGTTTCCTTTCCCAAATCTTTGATTCTAGTACGGGTCGCTTGCTACCCGATCCTTCGGTGCTTTCCATCTGGGCCATACGTCAGTTCACACTGATGTGGGCAAAGATCGCCATTCCCTGCTCGGAAGAGCGGGTAAAGGCAGCACTGAAAGGATATGTAGCTAATGACGCTAACATTCATAATTACCGAGCTACGATCTCTCCCGATTTATGGGAGGATTATCGTCGTCTTGGTCGTTTGCTTTGGAGTGATGTCTTTCAAGGCATCACGGAAGATATCCTATATTTTAGGATTATTCCAAAGCACGGGCCCGGTGCCACAGCGGAGAAGCTTACGGGAAACCGTAAATGGCTTCTGCGGATGTGGACACAGCGGCTTGAGGCAGTATTTCCACATTGGGAGTTTCTGTCTTCAAGCTGGAGTCTATCTCTTGATAGATTCGACTCGATGGATGTTAGGGAGCCTGGCGCGGAACAGCCCGTTAGGGTTATCTCCGTGCCTAAGACACAGAAGACACCACGGATCATCGCAATTGAACCTACTTGCATGCAGTATATGCAGCAAGGGCTTTTACGATCATTCGTGAATAACGTCCGAGCGGATAATACCGCAAGGTCGTTGATCGGTTGGGAATCTCAAGAACACAATCGTGTTCTTGCCCAATCAGCTTCCAGAGATGGAAGCTTGGCAACACTCGACTTGAGTGAAGCTTCTGATCGTGTCGACTATCTGCATGTACTCGAGCTTCTGCAGCATTTCTCGACTCTAAAAGAGGCGATTGATGCTACACGTTCGAGGAAGGCAGACGTGCCTGGTCATGGTGAAATTCACCTGAACAAGTACGCGTCTATGGGTTCAGCTCTCTGTTTCCCAATCGAGGCAATGGTGTTTTGCACCATTGTCTTTCTAGGGATCCAGAATCAGCTAAAGCGACCATTAACCAAGAAGGACATCCAGTCCTTTGTTGGTTCGGTGCGCGTCTACGGTGACGATATTATCGTCCCCGCGGACTATATGCAATCTGTCGTTAGGTCACTTGAGGCTTTTGGCCTTCTTGTGAACCGAAACAAGTCTTTCGGGACTGGTAAGTTCCGAGAGTCTTGTGGAGGTGACTTTTACGACGGGGAAGACGTTTCAGTCGTCCGCGTTCGCGAAGAGTTACCAACCGACAGACGGAATGCTCGTAGGATCGTCGCTGCCGTTTCTTTACGAAACGAGCTCTACCTAGCAGGCCTTTGGAGGTCAACTAGATGGATGGACAAATTGTTAGAGGATCTAAGGATTCCCCTTCCAATCGTCCAATCGACGAGCCCTGTGCTGGGCCGAACCTCCTTCTTACCTGTTCCCTTATCGGGGGATGGAGTAAGGATGTGTTCGAACTACCATCGACCGCTTGTCTACGGTTACGTGGTAGCTGCCAAATCGCCGAAATCATTTCTCGACGATTATGGCGCCTTGCACAAATGTCTGACCCTGATGGAATTGTCTCTTCCATCGAAGAAAAGGCCGCATGGTCTTGGCTTCGAATGGGGAGACCCCGTCAGCAGAAACTATATTCCGGGCGATTCGATAGGTTCTTACCTATCTTCATCGCTCAGAATCGTTTCTGACGCCAGACATTTAGAGCAATCTGGAC